AGACCTTCGAGTGTTCCGTCGAGCACATCGTCGCCGTTGAGTTGGCTGCTGTTCAGCGTGAACTCACGCACAGTGAAACCGAGCGCAGCGATGACGCTGATCTGTTCACCGAATACAAGCGTTGTCGCCATGACTAGATCACGCCGATGAACGCACCGACAGGTATGGGAATCGTGCCGTTGCTGCGCAAGTATGCGCCGAGAGCATCGACGATCTCAGTGCCTACTTCGGTCGGATTCGTGAATGGGCTGGTCTCGACTTTGATGTTGATGCTGCCTGCACCGCCTGTGGCTGCCGTACCCATGCCTGCGACTGCTGCTGATCCTTCGATGATCTGACCGCCAGCACCGACGCTGACACCCAGCCCAGCCTGCGCCTTTGACACGATGCCAGCCTTTGTTCTGCCTTGCACTTCGAGCAACGCTTTCTGTGCTTCGATCAAGTCACGCATGGCATCTGCTTCACGACGCATCGCATCAGCGAGAGAATCAGACGCATCAGCCTGCGCTTGTTTGGCATCTTCGAGTTCTTTCAGTGCAGCGTCATAGATCGCAGACCCGACAACAGCACCATAGGTGATCGTGTTGAGATGTTCTTGTGCAGCAGACTGCTCTTCGGTGGCACGAGTCTGAGCATCGATCGCATCAGTCACCGCATACTTTGCTCGTTCCAGATTTCGTTCTGCGTCTGCGATTTCATCAGGTGTAGCAGCGATGTTGCGTTCATTCGTCAGTCTGCGCTCTGCGTCAGTCACACTTTGCACAGCATCGAACACTGCGAGTTTCGCTTCGGCAAGATCGATCTCTGCACGACGAACAGCAATAGCAGATGATTCAGGATTTAGACGCAGTTCAGCCAACGCACGCTCAGCATCAGTCACACGGAAGTTGGCTTCTTCGACACCGTATTTGCTGCGCTCTAATGCACGCTCTGCACCACCGACTTTCTCTGGGTCAGCCTGCTTCGCACGCAAATCAGCAAGACGCTTCTCTGCTTCTTGCACGCTGCGCACAGCATCAGCGACTTGCAGTCCTGCGTCACGCACACCACGCTGCGAATCAGCCAGACGACGATTCGCTTCGATGCTTTCTTTCGCTGTGCTCGGATAACCCTTGACGACGAGATCGAATGCAGCCTGCGCTTTCGTCACAGCATGCGTCTTGTCGGTCAGCGTCTGCTGCGCTTTCGTCACTGCTTTCGTTGCGTCATCTTTCGAGCGTGTCGCATCACGAGCCTTGATTACAGCGTCTTGATAGACCTTCATTGCATCAGCGACTTTCTTGACTGCGCTTGCACCGCCACCTGCTGCTGCTTGCAGTTCAGCGAGTCGTTTAGTGAAGTCTGCTTGCAGTTCAGCAGCAGTCTTTGTCTTAGGTGCGAGAGCACCATAACCTTGCAACAGTGGACCGATGAACGGTTGCACAACACTCATGCCTGCGGCAGCCTGTCGTGCTGCATGTTCTGTTGCTCGTAGTTGCTCTTGTGTCACATTTGATGCGGCTGCAACACCGAGCACATCATTACGGAAGTTCTGGAATGCAATGCTGACAGTTTCAGTGTTTATTTGTAAAGCATTCAGACCGCTGATCATTCCGTCGAATGAGTTCGCTGTTTCTTTGTAAGCATCAAACGATCGTGTCGCAATAAGAACAAATGCTGATGCGACTGCACCAAGCACGAACAGAATCGGTTTGCCGACAGTCACGAACAAGTTGCCGAGCGTGACAAGACCCTTTGCAACAGGTTCTAATGCGTTGATTACTTTGAGTCCGAAGTCGCCAGCAGCAGCACCTGCTTCGACTAATGCACCACGAACACCTTTGCCGTCTTGCAGTGCAGTCGAGAATGCTGACAACACAGGCACGATCTGTGTCTGAATAAATGCGACAAGTCGTTCAGCCATTGGCAACAAGGCGTATCCGATACCTTCGACGACATTCTCGAACGAGATTTGCAAGATTCGCATACGACCTGAGAAAGTGTCAGCAGATGCAGCCGCTGCACCACTGAACTGCTCATTCAGCGTCTTGACAACTTCCGTCAAGTTCTTCGACTTGATTACATTCTGATCAAGTGGAACACCGAGACGAGTGAGTGCGCCGACATTACCTAGAAACGCTTTACCTAGTGCTTCGCTGACGCTGTTGAGATCCTTACCTGTTGCCGCAGAAATGTCGAGAGCGAGCGTCAGTTGCTCTTGCGCAAATGTCGCATCACCTGTTGAGCGAACTAGGTTGCTCATCGCACCACGAAGTTCTGTGTCGGTGACACCGACAGCGATCTCTTGCGCAGCGATCAGTTTCTCAACACTTGCGATCTGTTCATCAGTTGCACCAGTCGTTCGTCGCAACTGTTCAGCAAGTTTGCGCTGCGACTCTTGATCTTCGGCAGCAGCCTGCACAGCCTTGAATGCAGCAGCACCAACAGCAGCGAACGCTGCTGCACCAGCAATAGCGACAGTCTTGAAGGAAGGTAATAGATTCGTGATCTTCTTACCGAGACCACCTGCTTCGTCGCCCACATTCTTCATGGCGGCAAGCGCACCTGTCGCTTTGCCAAGAATGACGAGAGATAGTTTGCGCTCAGCCATGACGACTCATACTAGGCAGCCGTATCGCCGACAGATTTATCTGGGAATGCTTTACCGATCGATTCATCGATGAATCGTTGATACGACTCACTGATCTGATCTTGTGTCATCGTCACCGCACGATACAGAAACTGATCTCGACCCTTTGCGTATGGTGTCGGCTGCTGACCTTTCGCACGGAACTGATTCCAACCCCTTACGACACGCAGCGCACCACCAGAAGTGCGAGACAGTTTGACTCTTGTACCACCTTCGAATGCAGAGACAGTGCGACCACTACGAGAAACAAACTGCGACTCGACACGAGTAGCAACTTTCAGAATGCTTTCACCTTCACGCACTACCGTTGCACGACCACGACGACCACGCTGATTCGGTGCTTTGATCAGTCGTCGCAAATCGGTGTATGAACCGAAGTTCGCACCACCTGCGTAGGGAGCATCTCGACCGCCCATCGTCACCTTGACTTGCTGCACATTGCTTGATGTTTCGAGAGATGCAGCAGCCTTGCGTTCTTGCTTCGTATTAGCGAGAGAGCGAGCAGTACGAATGACGATCTTGGCGACACGCTCGTTCGCTTCACGAATCAGTTTGTCTGCTGCACCTTTGTCTCGTGCAGTGCGTAAGTCTTTGATGAACTCTGTCAAGCCGATGACTTGCACAGCACCGAAGTTGTCTTGCTGACCAATGATTTCAGCCATGCGTCACCGCTTTCTGCGCATGCGCTCGTTGCGTTTCTTGATGTACGCAAGCATCGTCTGAATCATCGAATCGCCAGATTCGATCAGATCGTTTGGTGCAATACCTGTCTCTACTGCAAGAGCAGCGATCAGCCAGTGGGCTGAGTCGTCTCCAAAGGGGTATCACTTTGCGCTTCGCCCAGTTCGACAGTCTCAACAGTTTCGAGCCAGTCAGGATCGAACTTCTTGTCAGTGCGCTTTGCACGAGATTCAGCAGACCATGCGAGCCACGCAAGATCGGTGAGCCTGAAATCATGCTCGAAGCGTGCAACGCTGCGAGACCATGTGCGCTCGAACTGAACGAAGTCTGCGAATGATGCGATGACATCACGCTTCTCACCATTCGTGTAGTGAATCGTTAGCGGTAGTTTCATTCTCTTCCCCTTTCAGAGAGACTGTGATTAGATCACGCACCCGTGCTCTTGACGAGCGAGCCACCAACGAACGAAAGTTCCGTAGTGCTCAGTTCGCCAACTGTTCCGTTTAGCGGCGTGTGGCTGGCAAGGTAGCAACCTGTGATCGTGTAGGAAGGATTCGTCGCTGACACTGCTGCATCGACAGCCTTGAAACCGATCGTGGTCTGCTGACCGACAAGTGGGAAGATCGTCGCTTCGACATTTGCCGCAGCGAAATCTTGCTGCAAAGAAACATCGCATGTCATGTTGCCAAGACCTGCCTGAAACTTGCGCCAGTCATCACCAAATGCGGTGACTTCGACTGCTTCTTTCTCGTAGTTGATCGTCACACTTGTGGCTCGTGACTGCAAATCCACGCTGTTGATCGTGACGACGACATCGGTAAGAACGATCTGTGCCATGACTGTTAGTCCTGCTCTTTCTTGTCTTGCTTCTTGTTGCTGATGCTAACAGGTTCGAGATGTCCTGCGCTCACGAGTGCATCAACATTGAGATCGACAAGATCAGAATCAGAGACAGTCGCACCCTTTGAGCCGAGTGTTGTGTTGTCACTGATGATCTTGTATGTCGCCATGTTGCCTACCTATGCGTGAACTAGCACCGAGAAGGATACAGACAAGAACTCTGCTTCCGCAACAGCCAAAGAACCGACAGACATGCCGCTATCCATGACGAGCGTTTGAGCAACACCACCGAGAGTGCGATCACCTTCGATCGCTGCACGAAGAGATGTTGCACCACTGTACGAGAGATAACCGTCAAGATTTGAGTGCGCTACTCGATCGAGATAGCGACCGACGATGACCATGACAGTCCAGCGCATGCGCACATTGCCGCCTTTCATCGCACCGTGAAACTCGACAGATTCGAGAATCGGGAATGCGACAGGTGGATTTACTTGCTCAGGTTGATAAGAGAAAGTGCGCAAACCTGTCACAGTTGCGAGTCGTGCTTTGAGACCTTCAGCAACTTGCGAAACTGTCGCAGGCATTAGGCAACGCCTAGCAACTTGTACGGCTGCAACAAGTCACGCACATCAGGATCAACAGCACGCACTGTGATCGCCATGTCAGCGAACGCCATGACACCGAGTGCTGCGTTGTATCGAGCGAACTGTCGAATCGAGAGCAGCACGCATGCTTCACGCACATCGTCAGGTACAGCATTCCAACCCCAGAGTGCGGTGACTTGCACACCGCATGCAGACGGAATGTAGAACATGGGGAATGTGTAGCCACCGATCATCGTGAGAGTACGAATCGGTCTGCCAAGAATCTGATAGTCAGTCGGTTCGACGATGTAATCAGTATTCAGAGTCAGCGTCGTCTCGAAAGTTCCGTCGCCGTCATCGTCGAGTTTGACGATCAAACCTGTCGTGCTGCTGATGTCGCTCGTCATCAACCTGTAAGCGTCGTGAGCGAATAGCGGAACTGCGAGAGCAGATGTCTTGTAGAAGAATCTGCCGCAATAACCGTCGATGCGTCGTGATGCTGATTCGATCGAGTTCTCGATCAAAGTGTCGTCGATGCTGTCAGACAGACGCAGCGCAGACTTCACTTCTTGCAGGGTGCAATACCCGTTGGTGATAGTCATGCGTCAGCCTTTCTTGCGTTTCAGCGACTTCTTTCTCGTCGCAGTTTCTACCTGCGGTTCGATGCTCGCCGTTTCGATCTCACGGTAGCCAAGCACACGCAGACGCAGATCAAGTTCTGCAACACGATCAGTCAAGCCAGCAGCAGCGACTTTGCTGCGTTCTGCAAGCAATGAAGTGATGATCTTGCGGTCAGTCATGTTGGCTTACTCTGTTCTGAGTAGCGACATCAGATCGTGTTGATCTGAATGCCGCTACTCAGCGACATGAGTTAGAAGGTGGGGGTCACCAGACCAGAACCATCGACGATCGACCACGCCTTCGGGTAGCGGTTCGCCGTGTAAGCGGCGTATCCGTACACGATCATCGTGATGTCGAGTTCAGCAGCCTTCGGTTGCTCGAA